AAATAGAATATGTAAAGCCTGAAACATACCACAAATATACAGTAGACTTTACACTTCCAAATGGCATCTTAATAGAGACTAAAGGTAGGTGGACTTTAGAAGATCGTAAAAAGCATTTACTCATTAAAAAGCAACATCCAAATTTAGATATTAGATTTGTTTTTCAAAATCCTAATGGAAAAATAAGAAAAGGTTCTAAGACAACTTATGCAGATTATTGCGACAGGCATGAAATTCCATGGGCAGACAAGACCATTCCATCAGCCTGGTTAAAGGAAAAATAATACCTCAGATTTTACCAGTTAAAGAATTTTTATTATATTATACCTATAATGGGTAACTTACGAACACTACAAATATTAGAACAGGTGCTTGGCAAATCAAAGCACAACAGCCACACTGGAGAAGTAGGCTTTCATTGTCCTTTTTGTAAACATCACAAGAGAAAATTTAATATACATATTGAAACAGAAAAATGGCAATGTTGGGTATGTAGTGCAAAAGGTAGAACCATAGCATCTCTATTTAGAAAGCTAAAAGTATCTCAGGATATTATGTCAAGATTGGCCAAGATAATAGGAAAAACTATATCTTCATCTACGACTAAAACATACGACGATTTATCACTTCCATTAGAATATATTCCACTGTATTTAGCCAATAAGAAAAGTCCAGAATATAAAAATGCTATGCACTATCTTATAGGTAGAGGAATAAGTGGAAGAGATATTTTAAGACATAGTATTGGTTATTGTGAAAGTGGAAGATATGGTGGAATGATAATTATACCTAGTTATGATTGTGATGGAAATTTGAATTTTTTTACTGGTAGAAGTTATTATGAAGATGCTAACTATAAACATAATAATCCTAGAGTAAGTAAAGATATTATTGGTTTTGATTTGTTTGTAAATTGGAATGAACCAATAACTATTGTTGAAGGAGCATTCGATGCCCTTGCTGTAAGAAATAACAGTATACCCTTGTTTGGAAAACTAATGCTGGATAACCTTAAAGCAAAAATATTAAAAAATAAAGTAAGTAGAATAAATATTGCACTAGACTCAGATGCAATAGGTCATTCACTAAAAATAGCAGAATATTTTATGAGCCTAGATAAAGAAGTACATATTGTAGAACTTGGAGACCAAGATCCTAGTGAAATGGGACATGACAAATTTCAAGATTTATTAAATGATTCTAAGCCCTTAACCTTTGAAAAAATAATGGAGTATAAATTTATATGCAAATAGATGTTGGATTTGAGAAAGTAGATAAAATTTTACATGTAGCTGATATACATATTAGAAATTTTAAGAGACACAAAGAATATAGGCAGGTATTTAGAAAACTATATAAAGATGCAAAGCAATTACCTAAAAATAGTTTAATCTATGTTGCTGGAGATATTGTACACACTAAGACAGATATTAGTCCAGAACTTGTAGAATTAACATCAGAATTTTTTAGGAAGCTTGCAGATATTAGACCTACTATTGTAATTACTGGTAATCATGACGCAAACCTTAATAATTCTAGTAGATTAGATGCGCTATCTCCTATAATAGATAACCTTAATCACCCAAACCTCCACTACTTAAAAGATAGTGGAATATACAGAGTTTGTGATATAGATTTTATAGTCATGTCAGTGTTTGATGACCCTAAGGACTTCCCAGATGCTAGAAAAGCAACTGGTATTAAAATAGGTTTACACCACGGTCCTGTCCACAACTCAGTCACAGATATTGGATATATTGTAAATAATGAAAGCCTAAAACAGTCTGTATTTACAGGATGTGATTTGGTTATGTTAGGAGATATACATAAAAGGCAATACTTAAATGAGAATAAAACAGTTGCATATGCTGGTTCATTGATACAACAAAATTTTGGTGAAACCTTTGAGAATCATGGGTATATGTTATGGGATATGAAAACAAGAACAGCTGAATTTATCGACATAATAAATGATTATGGATACTATACAGTTGAGATGTCAGATGGTATACTACCGAACATTGACAACATACCTAAATATCCTAGGTTAAGAATAAAAACAACAAATACCACTCAAGCGGAAGTAAAACAGGCAATTGTTGAAATTAGAAAAAGGTGTAGAGTTCAAGACGTAATCGTAATAAAAACAGACAGATTGGCCAACATTTCTAATAATTCTAAGAGTGCAATTGAAATAACAAAGGACATTAGAGATCCTAATTATCAAAATGAACTTTTAACCGATTATTTAGAGAGAAACTACGACCTAGATTCAGATATATTAAATAGGGTACGAAAAATAAATAGATCCTTAAACTCACTATTACCTGATGTAGAAATAAGTAGGAACGTTAGTTGGAAACCCAAGACTTTTACATTTTCAAACATGTTTAGTTATGGTGAAAATAATAAAATTAACTTTCTAAATATGAATGGAACTGTTGGAATATTTGCACCAAATCACGCAGGAAAATCTGCAATTTTAGATGCTCTAGCATATTGTCTTTTTGACAAATGTTCAAGAACAAAGTCAGCATCAGAAGTTATGAACACTACAAAATCTAATTTTAAGTGTAAATTTAATTTCGAAATAGATGGAATAGATTATTTCATAGAAAGAAGAGCAAAGAAATCACATACAGGACATGTTAGAGTTGATGTTGACTTTTGGATGATTGATGAAGCTGGAGAAAAAGTTTCTTTGAATGGTGAACAAAGAGTCTATACAAATAGAAATATTAGAGGATATTTAGGTTATTATGAAGATTTTGTTTTAACTGCACTATCTCTTCAAAACAATAATACTGGATTTATAGATAAAAGCCAGGTTGAAAAGAAAGATTTACTAGCCCAGTTTTTAGATATAACTGTTTTTGAAGAATTGTATAGAGCTGCTAATGAGGAAATAAAAGAAGTAGAAATATTATTAAAACAATTTAAGGACTTTGACTTTAGTTCACAATTGATAGATGCAGAAGAAAAATTGGCCATAAACAAAAAAGAATATTCTGATTTTGAAAAGATAAAAAATTCACTTGACAAAAAACGAAAAAAGATAAATGCCAAGATTCTAGAACAAACTTCTAACCTAATAAAACTTGGTAAAATTAGTGATATTAAAGACCTAAAGATAGAAAAACAGTCTTTAGAATTGGAAATATCGGCAGTCGAGGAAAGACTAGTTAAGTATGATAAGTACTATAGTGAAAATACTCCTAGGTTGAGAGAATTAACTAGGCTAGAGAAAAAATATAATCTTGATGACATAAATGACCGTGTAGATAAATTGGCATTATCAAGAAAAGAGCAAACAAACATAAAGTCTGAATTAAACACTTTGAAAATAAAGGTTAACCATAAATTAGACAAGTTAAAGGCAATAGGACAGTTTGACCCTAATTGCGATTTTTGTAAAAGTACCCCGTTTGTTCAGAGTGCCTTCAAGATAGAAAATGAATTGCAAGATGATAAGGTATCAGTCAATAGACTATTAGAAAGGCAGTCTAAAGTTGATTCTTTAATATCTATTTTAGAGCCCGTAGAAGCTGAAAACACAGAACTAAAACGACTAGAGGCAGAACATGTAAAATTATCGTCGTATCAAGCTGAAATAAAATTAAAGCGAGTTCAGCGTAGATCTGAGTTGCGAGAAAAAACTAGAAATCTTGTCACACTAGAAAAAGAAATTAAAAATTACTACCAAAACGAAGAAAATATCAGAAGTAATTCAAAAACCCAAAAGAAAATAGACTTATTGAATCAGCAATTAGATGAAATATCTGATGAACAGTCTACTAATTCAAACAATCTTCAAGAGTCTTTTAGTAATATATCAGTTGCAAATAAGACTATAGAGTCTATAACAGGTTCAATAGAACAAGCACATGACTTAGAAGAAAAATATAAGGCATACGAATATTATCTCAATGCAATCCAAAGAAATGGTGTACCTTATGAACTGGTGTCAAATATTTTACCATATATACAAGAAGAAGTAAATACAATTTTGTCACAAATTGTTGACTTTAACATTGAGTTTGATGTTGATGGAAAGAATATCAATACACAAATATCTTATGGTGATGATAAAAAATGGCCACTAGAACTTACATCGGGTATGGAAAAATTCATAAGTTCTCTTGCGATTAGAGTAGGTCTAATCAATGTTTCTAATTTACCAAGGCCAAATTTCTTAGCAATTGATGAAGGATTTGGTAATTTAGATACAAATAACTTAAATTCTATTTTTATGTTGTTTGACTACTTAAAAACTGAATTTGAATATATTATGGTAATTAGCCATATTGATTTGATGCGTGATATTACCGACAATTTATTAGAAATAAGCAAACGACAAGGACTATCTAAGGTACTCTATAACTAATTCGTTACTTACGCTATATTTATATATGGTATAAAAGCGTAATATAATGGAGACTTCATAGGTGGCGACAATACAACGAACATTCAAGGATCCTGCGTTACAAAATCCTT